ATGTTTGTAAGAGATATCGTTAAATTCGCAGGTCACAATACAGAATATAGAGTGACTTCAATTCCCGATGGAACTTCAATCGTAGTCGAAGCAATCGGTCAACCTGCTGGAACAGGTCTAACTGCAACTGTAGCTTCAGGTGCAAACGTAGATAGATATTGGGAGTTTTATAACTCTTTTGATAAAGCACCTGCTAAGTCAGGAACAGCAACAGCTGCTGGAGGTTCAGATGATGAACTTCACGTAGTAATATCAGACGAAGACGGACTGTTCTCAGGAGTTCAGAACACAATTTTAGAAACTTATGGTTTCGTATCTCTTGCTTCAGATAGTAAAGATAGTCAAGGACAATCTAACTACTACAAAAATGTAATTGCAAGAGAATCAGAATACGTTTACTGGTCAGGTCACTCAACCGACTTATTGACTAGTGCAAACGAAGAAAGAACACATTTAACATCTGCAACAACAGCTTTCGGAAGACCTTCTGCAGTAATCAACGTATCACTAGGTGGTGGTGTTGACGGAAGAATCCCAACTGCTGGACAGAAACATGGTGCTTATACAGACCATTTCGGTGATGCAGAGACAATAGACGTATCATTCTTAATCGTAGGTTCAACAAGAACAGATGATGGTTCAGGAAATTCACAAGATATTCTTGCAGACCATAATTCTATCGTAAATAATATCATTCAAATCGCAGAAAACAGAAAAGATTGTATGGTTATTGCTTCACCAAGACGTGCAAGTGTCGTAGGTGTTTCAAGTGAATCAACACAATCTTCAAATGTTATTGCTGATTTTGCTTCAGTCACTTCTTCCTCATATGCAGTGTTAGACAGTGGTTGGGTATATTCATACGACAGATACAACGACAAATACTGTTATGTTCCTGCTAACGGACATACATCAGGGATAATGGCAAGGTCAGACTTATTAAGAGACCCATGGTTCTCACCAGCTGGTTTCTCAAGAGGTCAATACTTAGGTATTACTAAACTTGCATTTAATCCTTCACAATCATCAAGAGATGACTTATATCGTGCAAGAATTAACCCAGTATGCACATTCGCAGGTCAAGGAACAGTATTATTCGGTGATAAAACAGCTTTATCATCACCTTCAGCATTCGATAGAATCAATGTCAGAAGGTTATTCATTGTTCTTGAAAAAGCAATCGCAACTGCTGCTAAATCACAACTCTTTGAATTCAATGATGCATTCACAAGAGCGCAATTTAGAGCTGCAGTAGAACCTTTCTTAAGAGATGTTAAGAATAGACGTGGATTAGTAGATTTCTCAGTATTATGTGACGAAACAAACAACACTGATACTGTTATAGATAGAAACGAATTCGTTTGTTCTATCTTTGTGAAACCTGCTAGAAGTATTAACTTTATAACTCTCAACTTTGTCGCAGCCAGAAGTGGTGTAGACTTTGAAGAGATTTACAGTGCAGTTTAAGGAGAACTAAATGGCAAGTATAGACCAATTTAAAGCACAACTTATAGGTGGAGGCCCAAGAGCCAACAGATTTAAAGTTTTCATTCCAAGAGCTGGAAACAAAATTGAATTCTTGTGCAAAGCTGCTAATATCCCAGCAGGAACTTTAGGAGAAGTTATTGTTCCTTTCAGAGGACATAACCTTAAACTTGCTGGAGAAAGAACATTCGAAGATTGGCAGATTACAGTAATCAACGATGTTGAGTTTTCAGTTAGAAGTGGTCTAGAAGCATGGCAAGAAGAAATTCAAGCATTAGATAGTGGTGAAGGTTCAACCTCTACAGACTATCTTATTTCTAGAGCGTTCGTAGAACAACTTAACAAAGATGACTCAGTCCTTGCGAGATACGAGTTTTTCAACATGTTCCCTAAAGCAATAGGTGCAATCGAATTATCATACGATACAGTTGATGCACTAGAGGAATTTACAGTTGACTTTACTTTTTCTCACTGGGAAAGAGTCCTTTAAATCAAAGTGACATACCCCCTAAAAAGGGAGTATAAATATTAGTATGGAATTATTTGGGTTTGAAATATCCCGTAAAAGGGAAGAATTAAGAGCAACAGAGGACAAGAACCAAAAGTCCTTTGTGCCACCCGTTGACGATGACGGAACCCCCGTCATTGAACAACAAAGTGGTTTCATATCAGGTGCAGCCTATGGGTCGTATGTCGATATGGAAGGTGGTATCAAGAATGAGGCAGAACTCATTCGAAGATACCGCGAAACCTCTTTGGTTCCCGAGTGTGATTCGGCAATCGAAGATATAGTTAATGAGTGTATCACTTCTGACACTTCAGATAAGATAGTATCACTCGACCTCAGAGATGTAAAGCTCTCTGACAGTATCAAAACTAAGATACAAGAAGAGTTTAATCACATCTTATCTATAATGAAGTTCAATCAGAACTCTCATGAATTATTCAGAAAGTGGTATGTAGACGGAAGAATTTACTTCCATAAGGTCGTTGATTCGTCACGACCAAAATTAGGTATTGTAGACCTAAGAAATGTTGACCCGATTAAGATTAAGAAGGTCAGAAACATAGAAAAACAGAAAGACCCTAAAACAAAGGTCGACAGAATTAAGAAAATTGAAGAGTTTTATCTTTTCAATGATAAAGGTTTTGACAAGTCTACTGCAACAGAAGGGACTACAGTCAAAATTGCACCTGAAGCTGTGACATACACAACTTCGGGTTTATTAGATTACACTAAAAATGTTGTAATCGGATATCTGCATAAAGCATTGAAGACTGCAAATCAGTTATCAATGATGGAAGATGCACTTGTTATCTATAGGATTTCAAGAGCACCCGAGAGAAGAATTTTCTACATTGACGTAGGAAACCTTCCAAAAGCAAAGGCAGAACAGTATCTTGCAGACGTTATGAACCGATACAAGAACAAGTTAGTCTACAATGCAGATACAGGTGAAATCAAAGATGATAGAAAACATATGAGTATGTTAGAAGATTTTTGGTTGCCTAGAAGAGAAGGTGGTAGAGGAACAGAGATTACTACCCTGCCTGGTGGACAAAACCTCGCAGATATAGACGATATAGAATACTTTAAGAAGAAACTATATCAGTCATTAAATGTTCCTGCGTCTAGAATGGAAGCAGATAATGGATTCAATATGGGTCGTGCTTCAGAGATTTCTAGAGACGAACTTAAGTTTAATAAGTTCACAAACAGACTTCAGAAGAAGTTTGCAAGAGTTTTTACAGATATTCTTAAGACTCAACTAGTTCTTAAGGAAATCGTAAGTGGTGAAGAGTTTGATAAAATCAAAGACTTCATTCAATATGATTATGCAACGGACAACCACTTTACAGAGTTGAAAGATGCAGAAATCATGAGAGAGAGATTAGATACTCTCTCAAATATTTCTGATTATGTCGGACAATATTACTCAAAAGAATGGGTAAGAAAATATGTGTTAAGACAGTCAGAAGAAGACATTAAATTAATTGATAAACAGATTACCGATGAAGGTGGGTCTGAATCAGATGAAGGAAGTGAAGATGACTTCGGAGGATTTTAATAAATGAGTAGTGAAATAGCAAAAGAGATAGTAAACTCAATCGAAGCAGGTAAGTTAGATACTGCAAAAGACCAAGTCTTTGACGGAATCAAACAGAAAGCTGCAGAAACAATCGATATGAAAAGAGTTGAAATGCAAGTAGATTGGATGGATAAAACTCAAGAAGAACCAACAGGTGAAGCCGAGTAATGAAATCCTTTGCAGACATTCAGGTCGAATTACGTGAGGCAAAATTTAAGTTGCCACGTGGTCATAAAGACCTGAAAACTGATGTTGTAAAGATTGGTGGTAAGAAGATTAATATCACTTACACTGAATACAGAGGTAAGGTTCATGTATACGTAGATGGACAAGACTTCGGAGGTGCAACATACAAGAATTTAAAATCTGCAGAGAAAGAAATGAAAGGTATGAAAGAAGTCATCAAACAAATGTCAGAAGAAGAGAATATAGACATAGAGGAAATTTTCAATGAAATTAATATCAGAGTTTAATGACTACAGTGTTTCTCCAATTATTGTAGAGGAGAACGAAAAAGGACAAAAAGAATACTTTATTGAAGGTATCTTCATGCAGTCTGAAATAAAGAACAGAAATGGTCGTATTTACCCTAAAGAAGTAATGGAAAAGGAGGTAAAACGATACGTAAAAGAATTCGTTGAGAAAGATAGAGCATTTGGTGAGTTAGGACACCCTGACGGCCCGACTATCAATCTTGACAAAGTGTCACACTTAATTACTAAGTTAGAAGAAGACGGAAATAATTACGTGGGACGTGCAAAAATTTTAAGCACACCCAATGGTCAAATCGTAAGAAATTTGATTGATGATGGTGCTAAATTAGGAGTTTCATCTAGAGGTCTAGGTTCACTAGAACAAAAAGGTGGTTCTCAATATGTTAAAGATGACTTTCAACTTGCAACAGCAGGTGATATCGTTGCAGACCCGTCTGCTCCTGAAGCTTTCGTTAACGGAATTATGGAAGGAACAGAGTGGGTATATGAAAACGGACTATTAACTGCAAGACAAATAGACGAAATGCAGACTGAAATTAAGACTGCTAAGTCTTCTAAGTTGGAAGAAGTCAAATTAAACCAATGGAAGAGGTTTGTTGAGAACCTCTAACATATAAATAAAAAAGTAAACTCAAACAGGAGAAAAACATGGCAGAGTTAGAAAAAAACCAAGAAACTGTTGAAGAAACAGTTGAAGCTATAGAGGAAGGTCAACAACCTAACGCTAAAGCTGAAGATGGTGACAAGAAGCCTGTAAAACAAGGGTCATCTGACGCTGAGAAAATCGAAAGCGGAAAAGGTGATGTCGTCAAACCTGAAGAAAATCCTGTTGACAAAGCTGTTGCATCAGTAAAAGCTGCTGAAAAAGCACCTTCAAATGAAGGTGACGCTCAGAAGAAAGGTGCAGACAAACCCGAAAAAATGGAAAAAATTAAGAAAGTTTCCGAGGGTGAAGAAGAATCTAAGAAAGATGTTGCAGAAACATCTAAAATGGAGAACATCAAAGCTATCGTCAACAACATGAAGGAAATGACTAAAGAGGAACTTCAAAAAACTTTTGGTGAAGTATCAGAAGAAGAAGAAGTTGACGAAAGTTTAACAAAAGCAGAAGTCGCTAGAAAAATTGTTGAAACACTCAAGAAACTTGACGCTGAAGAAGTTGCAAAGATTCGTGAGAAGTATGAAGACGAAGAAGATGATGACGATGATGATGACGATGACGATAACGACATCGAAGAATCAAAATCTGCTGAACTTGAATCTTCATTAGTGGAGATAGAAGTAGAAGACGACCTATCTGCAATCTCAGAAGCACTAGAACTATCAGAAGAGAATCAAGAAAAAGCAAAAACAATCTTCAAAGCTGCAGTGACTTCAAAAGTTGCTGAAATCAAAGAAGAACTTGAGACTCAGTATTCAGAAGAATTAAAAACCTCAGTAGATAAAGTTAAAGGTGACCTTGCGGAAGCTGTAGACAAATATCTAACATATTGTGCAGAAGAGTGGACGAAAGAAAACGAACTCGCAATTGAGAGAGGTTTGAGGTCAGAAATGACTGAAAACTTTATCGAAGGATTAAAAACATTGTTCGTAGAACACTATGTTGATGTCCCTGAAGATAAGTATAATGTTATTGACGAACTCGCAAATAGACTCGATGAGATGGAAGAGAAACTTGACAGTGAAGTGTCTAAAAACATGGAAATTGTTGAGGAGAACGACTCTCTCAAAAGAGGTAATGTGATTAGAGAAGCCTGCGAAGACTTAACTGAATCACAAAAAGAGAAAATGGAATCACTTGCTAATGGTGTAGACTTTAAAGATATCGAAGACTTTAGTGATAAAGTTAACGAAATCAAAGAAGCTTACTTCCCAGCAGAAGGTGAAACCATCTCTGAGGATACAATAGTAGAAGAAGGAACTGGAGAAATCTCAGAAGAGAAAGAACCTGTTCTTGACCCTCAAATTGCTCAATACTCAGAGGCATTAAGTAAACTAAAACCATTAGGTTAAATTTAAAGGAATAAAAAATGTTTTTATCAGAAAACTTACAGGAGAAGTGGGAGCCGATTCTAGAGCACTCCGATTTACCAAAAATCGAAGACAACTACAAACGTGCAGTCACAGCTGTTATCCTTGAAAACCAAGAAAAAGCTCTTAACGAAGATAGAGCTACTCTTGCAGAAGCAGCACCTTTAAATTCCACTGGCACAGGTATTTCTAACTGGGATCCGATATTGATTTCATTAGTAAGACGTGCTATGCCAAATCTCGTTGCATACGACATTTGCGGTGTTCAACCAATGACAGGCCCAACTGGTCTTATCTTTGCTATGAAAGCAAGATATAATGATGACGTAGACGCAGACAGATTGAATACATCAGAAGCTTTACACAACGAAGCTAGAACTGATTACTCAGCATCTGCTCAAACAACATCAACATCAGTAGGAAGTGACCACTCAGGTGACCCATTCAATGGTTCATATGCGTCACAAACTTCAGGCGGTATGTCAACAGCTTCAGCAGAATCACTAGGTGATGGTGCTGGAAACCATTTTGCTGAAATGGCATTCTCAATTGAGAAAGCTACAGTGACAGCGAAATCAAGAGCACTTAAAGCGGAATACTCATTAGAACTTGCTCAAGACCTTAAAGCAATCCACGGCCTTGACGCAGAATCAGAACTTGCAAACATTCTATCATCAGAAATCCTTGCTGAAATCAACAGGGAAGTTGTAAGAAGTGTTAACAACCAAGCGAAAACTGGTGCAGCTGCTACAGCTTCAGCAGGAACTTTCAACTTGGACGTTGATGCAAATGGTAGATGGTCTGTAGAGAAGTTCAAAGGATTATTGTTCCAAATCGAAAGAGAATCAAACGTTATTGCTAAAGAAACAAGAAGAGGAAAAGGAAACTTTATTCTTTGTTCTTCTGATGTTGCTTCAGCACTATCAATGGCTGGTGTATTAGATTACGCACCTGCTCTTTCAACTAACCTTAACGTTGACGATACTGGTAATACTTTTGCTGGTGTATTAAACGGAAGAGTTAAAGTCTATATAGACCCATATGCGTCTGCAGACTACTTAACTGTAGGTTATAGAGGTTCAAACCCTTATGACGCTGGATTATTCTATTGCCCATACGTTCCATTACAAATGGTTCGTGCAGTTGGTGAGAATACTTTCCAACCAAAAATTGGTTTCAAAACAAGATACGGAATGGTATCTAATCCTTTTGTTGGTTCAACACCTTCAGACGGACTTGCTTCAGCAGGAACAAACCAATACTACAGAAAATTTGCAGTATCAAACATTCTGTAATCGAATTAAATTTCGAACTAAAGGGGACTTCAAGTCCCCTTTTTTTATGTCCTAAATAAAAGGACGTAAACACACATACACACAAGGAGGAAATTATGTCAAATGGAAAATCAGGGTTCGAAATCCGAGCCGACTTACTAAATCAAGCACAAGGTCTATTGGAAGGAAATCTCTATAGAGAGAATGAAAAAATCGATAGACATAATGAAGTGTTCCCAAATGATAAAAAATCATTAGGTGACCAATTCGTTAGTGTAGAGGAGGTTATTTCAACTGCAAGACAATTAAACGAGTTTGTCAACGAGAAATAACTAAATAGTATTGTGGGGTGGAATTATTCACCCCCTTTAG